AGGTGTTATTGCACCCACTTGGTCAGCAGAGTTGAACTGCGTATTGCCACCGATAGAGGCAGTGTAAGTGCCATCTACGCCTGTGACTTCCCACAAAGCATTGACCACATAGTTAGGGTCAGGTTGTTGCAGGGTGTACATTGCTGTGATGCGTGTTGTAAAAGTGGTCATGATTAAACTCCTTGGTTAGCTTGAGCCGCTTGATAAGCACCGACAATTTCAGCAGTCCAGACTGTATTGCAGATTGCAACAACATTCGCAGGAACGCCTGTCAGGTCTTGTGCGGGTAATAAAGTTGAACGATGGTAAGTTTGGCTAATCTGATTGCCGTCTTCCATAATTCTTGTTGCTTCACGATAGAAAACTGTGCCGTTTTCGTTAACTGTGATTTGGTCAACAACTGTTTGTTTTGATAAAGACATTTTGATTTCCTTTGGTTGAGTGTCCGACTAAGTAATCCAACTTAGTTATGCTGTAAGGTAAGTGGCAGTAAAATATACATCTGCACTATTGCCAAAAATCGTAGCTGTTGCATTTGATGTTGCTGATGCTGCTGAGTAAGTAAATATCATGTTTGTAGTGTTTCCTTCAACATAAGTTTGTAATGAAATAACACTTATAGCTAAACTAGCAAAAACCCCAACAGAACCACCACCAGCTTTACCATTGCCTGTGGTTTTTCCTGTAAATGGAAGATTTGTTATTTGAAAAGTATTTGTATTTCCAGCTTGTGAATTTATTTGCATCCGACCAGATACTGTTACAACATTTCCACATTTTGTGTAATAACCAACTTGGTCAGAATATGTTGTTGACCCACCAATACTAGGCGACCAAGTACCCTCTTCGTAGTCATCCAAAGTATTAGCGTTTGATGATGCTGATTGAGTTGCGGGGAATGTGATGCCTGTGCCAGCGTTAGGAACTGCTGAGTCAAGAGCAAGGGTCTGCCCTTCTTTCATCGTAATCTGTCGATTACCATCGCCATCAGACAGCACGATGTAGTTGCTTGCTGTGCGAATGTCTAGGCCATCTGAATTTCCTCCATAACCACCAGTGATGACGTTTTTAGAGCCTGTGGTCATCAGGTAGCCTGCGCTTTGCCCAAGAAAAGTATTATATGTTCCGCTTGTTCTTGCGTTTCCAGCAAAATCACCAATTACAGTATTTCCATCGCCATCTCCTGCTGTTCCTTGGCGTGAACCTACAAACACACTGTATTGGGCAGTAGTAATTCCGTAACCCGCCTGATACCCCACGGCAGTATTGTTAGATGCTGTGGTCTGGGCTTGGAGGGCATCACGACCAACGGCTGTGTTGTAACTACCTGTTGTATTTCCCTTTAAAGCAATAGCCCCGATAGCGACATTTGAAGCCCCAGAGGTTAAGCCTTTTAAAGCCTCATAACCAAAGGCATCCGCAGATGAATTTCCTGTCGTAATACCATAAGCCGCTTGGTAACCCACCGCAGTAACAGCACCAACTGTGGTATTGTTATAAGCCGCTTGATAACCTATTGCGGTTGCACCAGATGCTGTGGTGTTGAAGTTAAGTGCGGCAGAACCATAGGCTGTGTTGTAAGACCCAGTTGTGTTTCCAGTTAAAGCACCATTACCAAAAGCGGAAAGGTGTACGCCTGTTGTATTTGCGTATGCCGCCGCATAACCAACGGCAGTATTGTTAGATGCTGTAGTGGTTTGTCGAAGTGCGGTATCACCAAAAGCAGTGTTTGCCGACCCTGTTGTATTTGCGTAACCCGCTTGATAGCCGTTAAAAGCATTAGCCGTACCAGTTGTATTTGAGTACCCTGCTTGATAACCTACAGCAGTGTTGTTAGATGCTGTGGTGTTAGCACGAAGTGCGCCTTCTCCAAACGCAGAATTATTACCGCCAGTTAGGTTGTTCTCTAATGCCTCAACACCAAAAGCGTTATTACTTGAACCATTGTTTAATGCCAGTGCTTGATAGCCAAATGCATTATTTTGACTTCCTGTTGTGTTTGTTCCAAGAGCATCGTAACCAACTGCCGTGTTAATTGCTCCAGTTGTATTTGCATCAAGGGCAATCCCACCAACAGCAGTATTTAAACTTCCACTCGTATTAGCCGCCAAAGCACTAGCACCCAACGCAGTGTTAGTGGCAACTCCAGCCAAGCCACGACCTACATTTACGCCATTTACAGTAATGTCACTAACAAGCGCATTAGATGAAGCACCCAATGCAATAGCAGTACCACCAATGGTGATTGAACTATTTACCAAACCCGCATTAGGCAAGCCAGTTGCGTTTGTTAAAGTACCGCTAGAGGGAGTTCCCAATGCGCCATTGAACAATACTGGCGCACCAGCAGAGCCTGTATTAACCGCTAGAGCAGTAGCAATACCAGTACCCAAACCAGAAACACCAGTGCTAATTGGCAAACCAGTTGCATTAGTCAATGTTGCGCTTGTTGGAGTACCCAATACTGGTGTCACCAATGTCGGAGAAGTCGCAAAGACAGCAGAGCCTGTTCCTGTCTCGTCAGTTAAGGCAGCAGCTAGGTTTGCACTTGATGGAGTGGCTAAGAAGGTTGCTACACCAGTTCCTAGACCTGATACACCTGTAGCGATAGGAAGACCTGTAGCGTTCGTTAAGGTTGCGCTAGTGGGTGTTCCAAGGATAGGGGTTACTAGGGTAGGAGAGGTAGCTAGTACGTTGCTACCAGTACCTGTATTGGTCACAGAGACTATGTTCTTACTAGCATCCAATGCCAAAGCAGTCGAGGCTGTTAAACCAGATAGCGTAGCTGTGCTAGATGCTGACAGAGTGGTAAATGCACCAGCAGCAGCCGTAGATGTACCGATAGGGCCGTTAAACGAGTCGCCAACAGCACCTGTCTGAAAGTCCTTCAGTTGAGCCATTAACTCACGGATAGCATCGTTAATTCCAGATGGCGCACAGCCCTCTGCAATGTTAATCGAATCAATGTCTGTGTTATTAGCAGGGGTTGCGCTAAATTCACTAATCTTTGTCTTTGCCATATCAGTCCTCTTGTAAAGTGCTTCCAATCATTCCATAGTCTGCTGCTAATTGCGCCAAACCAGAAATGAATTTAGGGGTTGTCGGTGACATTTTTCTTAATTCTCTTAACCTGTTCATACCATCTTTACTGGTAATCACATTAGCTAACTGTTCAGCGTTATTGGCAAACGCTCTTTCTGTTGCCCAATCACGGAAAAACTGTCCATATTTTTGTGGAGAAATTACACCACCAGTAACTCTTGCAAACGCAGCTAAAGCACTTGGTGCATTATCTTCCATTTCCTTTAACGCTCGTTGGTTAAAAGCAGTATCAGAGCCTAACTTCTTAACTCTACCTGCCGCCTCCAGCACCTGTGTTAAGTTGCTTAATGCTTGGAATTGCTGTGGGCCAAGAGCCTCAAGCAAAGCCTTCTGCGACTTAGTGTCACCCATCAACATTGTTTTCCAATCAGCACCAGCGTCAATGCGAGGCTCTTTAGCACCAATGCGAGGCTTCATTGCCTTTTCCCATTGTGTCTGTAAATAGGCTCTTGTCACATCGTTCCATGCCGCTGGGCTAACAGCTTGGATTTGTTGCCTTGTGTAACGAATAGTTTGCGGTGAGGCTCTACCACTATCAAACAAACGATTAGCCAAGTCATTTAAGTTGTCTTTTGAGATTTCTGTAAGTGATAAACCTGCTCGGCTTTCGCCAAAGATATTAATAGGTTTTGATAGTTCTTCAAAAGCCTTGTTTGCTTCAAGGTACATTGGGTTATCTTTACCCATAGACTGAACCAAACGATTCTTGATGTTTGTAACTTCACTTTGAATAACCTTGTCCATAGAAGAAAAAGATTCTTCTTTAAACATTTGGTCAATGTCAAACTTTGCTCTTTGCAATGCAGGTAATCTATCCTCAAAAGCCTTAACCATCACCTCATCACCCTGTGCGTTAAATGATGGCTTCTCTCTATATAAATTGGCTTTAATTCGTTGCAAGGCTTTTAATTCGTTACCCTTGGCAATCTTTAACATTGCATCAATGTCTTTGACAATAGGCGCAACATCTACAGGAACAGAACGCTCGAAAGCAGCACGATACAAAGGCGCAGAGCCTTCTTCTCTAGCTTTTTCTAGTTCAACAAGCCTGTCCTTTAATGCTGATTGACCACGATAGCCAGCAGTCATTGGGTCATCTACTTTGCTAATCTTGCTTAAAAACTTATTAACTTCTGGTTGAATTTGCTCTTTGTATCTTTTTAAATAGAAGTCACCAAGCGTATCAGCACTTTCAACAATGTTTCCTAGAACCTTTTGTTGTGATTTAAGTGATGGTAGGTTTGTTAACTCAGCAGGGGTTAGCTGAATACCCAAGTCTTTTGCTTTTTGAGTTAAGTCTGCAACTTCTTTAGTGTTTACTTTTCCAATGTCTTTTGCAATGTTGCGCTCTATATACTTACCAACGCCAAATGGTAATACTTGCATACCACCAGAAATCAATCCTTGCGTGGCAACATCAGAACCAGAAAACTCTTGGTCACCAAGCAACCCTGCAATAGCCTGACGGACTGCATTAGTACCCGCTGCAACACCACCTGTAATGGCTGCGCTACCCGCTACTCCAGCAGGGCCAGTAAGTAACATGGGGCTTGTCGCAATGCCAGCAGCTATGTCTGGGGCAGCCTCAAGCACATCAGGCGCATAGTAGCCAGCAGCAGTCATTGGCTTGGTAAATATGCTAGGAATCTCTTTGTAATACTGACCATCGTTTGCTTGGTAAACAATTTCGTCACCAACTACACGATAACGGCTTTCTGGAATACCACGAGCCTGTGCAAATATCTTGATTGCTGCTTGCTTGTCAGTAGGAACACCAGCCTTTAACGCTGTCAACGCACTAGCACCACCTGCTGCGGTACTTTTTGGAATGATGGTTTCATCACGAATAGAAATCTTAGGCGCATTAGCTGGAGACAAAAGTTCATCTACCACGCTTGTGCTAATAGGAAAACGCTTACGTTCTTCCTCTGTGCTACCACTTAACAGTTCATCAACAACAGACATTTGATTACCTCATTAAGCCAAATTCAGTTGCAAGGCGGCTTTTCAATACTGCTCTATCTTGTGGATTTTTAACATCCAAACCAAGAGAAGTAATCAAAGACTGTTCACGCTGACGCATGATTTCTGGCATCCTGTCTAGTGGTACATCTACAATTTTCAATCCATTGGCTTTGATGTATTGCAGTCTTGCTTCCATAGTACGCAAGTCTTTTAATGTATTAGAAAGTTTTGCAGCAAACTGTGTAGGACTATCGCCATCTAACAATCCACTTCCAACATTAGGCATACCCTTTTTAATTCGGTCTGCTTCCTCACCAGTACCCATTGCTGCACCAGTAACTTCAACAATGTAGGCATTTAACTCACGAATGGAATCTTGAGTAAATTGAGTGTAATTTGATAGTTGTTTCTTTTGGTCTTCTGTTAGTTTTGTTAAGCCTAACTTCTCACCAGTTGCTCTAAGTTCTTGTGTGCCTCTAAATTTTGTTTCAAGAAACTTAGGGTCATAAGATGTTTCAATTCTGTTCAGCCTTGAAAGTCGCTCTCCTGTATTTAATGCTGCTTTATCAATAGCATTTTGCGCTTCTTTGCCAACAGGAACAGCACCAGCAGGGTAGTTATAAATATCACCACCAGCACCAGACTTTTTAACTGACTTGAGTTTTTCTAATACTTGAGAGAATTGGTCAGTAGTTAAATCTTGAGGCTTATCTGTTTTAAACATTCCTTGAGAAATGTTTGCATAATCACCAGTAAACTTACCACTTCTATCCACGGCTAATTTCAAACCATTCTTAGCTGTGTCGTCTTTTAGGTAGATAGCACCATCAACAGTAACATAGTCGTTACCCTTGTAAACTTGCTCAAGACCTGACGGAGTTTTCTTGAAAATTGTTTTGTCAACAGTCATGTAATCAGGTTGACCAAGTTTCTGCCTACGCTCAATGCCTTGCATCAAGTTCTCAAAATCCTTGAATGGCAACATTTCTTGCAATTTACCAATGACTGCTTGGTTTGGAATAAGAGCAGTTTCAGCAGGTCTAGCAGGGATAATGCTTGCTTCTGGCATAACATTACCCTCATCATCCATAAGTGGGTAATCTGTTGGCTTCCCATAAAGTGCAGCCTGTGCTGGCATTGCCTCTCTGGTAACCTGCTCTTTTAATGTAAATGGCGCAAGTTGCTTCACTTGTTCTTCTAGCTTCTTCTTCTTCATCAATTCTTGCAGTTGATATGTTTGTAATCGCTCTTGCATTACATCTTTCATACCGCCTTTGTAGGCTTGCTGACCAAGTTGCAAACCTTCAGCAATAGACTGACCAGTATTTCCACCTTGGAATAAACGCCCTGCTAGGGCATACAAGGCTTGTGCTTGTGCATCGTCACGATTACGAGCAATGTCCTCTGGAGACATACCCAACAGACCCATTGTGTCTGCACCGCCTGTACCAAAAATGTCTAATAGTCCAGCCATATTTAATCCCACCAGTTAGTGCCAAGAGCAGGGTAACTAGCATCAATAGTACCCATGTTAGGCGCACCACTCAACCAATTAGCACCGCTATTCCACAAGTTGCTAATGCCTTGTTGACCACCTAGATTCTTATACAAGCCACCACCAACAGCAGCTAGACCCAAAACATTTTGCAACATAGATGTGTCTTGTGTTCCGCTAGTTGTAGAAGAAGCTACTCGTCCTAGTGGGTTGCCATATACCAACGATAGGTAGTTCTGCAAGTTCTGTTGTGGTTGGTTTTGCAAGAAGTTAAACTTAGCAATGTCACCTTGCATTTGCTGACCTTGGTAACCCTCACGCAGTTGACCTGCTTGCAACATATTCTGAATGTCTTGATAGTCAGCTTGAGCCATTTGAGGCGCAGCCATCGTAGCTTGTTGTTGACGCTGACGCTCATCAGCATAGTTCTGGTAAGCCAACTGTCCAGCCGTATTAGCCAACTGTTGACCAAATGCACCAGTAGCCCTGTCTTGCAAAGAACCCATAGCACCAGAGCCATAACGCCCTGCTAGGCTAGACTTAGATGCAATGTCGCCTAAAGTCGTTTTAAACTGTGTCTCAGCAGCACGAGCAGCAGGTTGGAACGCACCTTGAAAGAATGGATTACCACCCAAGAAGCCACCAGAAACTGTGTTCTGCAACTGATTCTGTGCAGACTGAAGTAGTGGGTTACCCAAAGAAGCACGAGCCTCTAAAGCCTGTAATCCTGTTTGAGTGGTAGTGGATGGGCTAACATAGGTCTGACCACCATAATACTGTGGGCCACCGCCCTGATACAACTGCTGTGCTTGCTGTAATCCATAACCCAGATAGGGTTGGATTGTTGGGTCAATTTGTGATGTGGTAGTAGTAGCCATCTTTACTCCTAAAAGTTCGGATTCCGAGATGGGTCATCCACAGAATCTATTATACATAAATTATTAAAATCAACCAATAATTGCATATCTATACGTCTTATTTGCAGTTGAATTGGCAAAGTGGGTAATTGTAGCCGTACCCTGTCCTTGGGAACTAGCGTAGATACCATTAAAAGTAGCACCACCGCCTACTAAATTCATAGTAGCTATGACTGATGGCACAGCAGGTCTTGTCGGGCTTGTGCTTGTCCCAAAATGCTCAATACTTACACCAGTATTTTCAGTTCTCCACACAATCTCAACGTAATCATTAGCAGCCATATCAACAAAGAAATTCAATGCAGCAATGATATGACTTGGGTCACCAGCACTTTTTCTTGGAGGAGGGTGAAATCTACTGTTTGAGTTTGCGATATTTGTTCCATTCTTACGAAACCAAACATCCACATCTTGACCATCGTTTGTGGTGTTCTTAAACTGAATGGAAAACTGTAAGTTGTAGAGTCCTGCGTTTTTTACATTTAACCTAGAACTATTTGATAACGTAATTCCATTAGAGAAGTCGGTTGTATCAAAGGTAATAGGATAAGCAACAGTCGTACTAGCAGCAGTCTGGTCTGTTCCGTCTTGAAAAGCCCCATAAGGTGCAGAATCAGCAAAAGACGCACTAGAGATAGGAACAAACAAGATTACGCTATCTGGGCCTATCCTTCGGTCTGTCAAAGTGGTAGATGTTGCCCCACCAGTTGCCAGCGTCAAAGTTCCTGTGTTATTGGTCTTTCCGTCCATGATGCCACGGACTACTTCAGCCACAGCCCTCTGGTCACCACCAAATGCAGGTAGGCTTCTAAACATCAGCGAACCCCTTGTGGCGTAACATCCACATCTACGGAGATAGCGTTATTCCAGTTATCACCTGTTGGAGTGACTTTCAGCCTGTGATACCTACCTGCGCTTCTGAGTGGTACTCTATTCTCTGAACTGGCAGCCACCGCAGTATTAAAACTCACACCTTGGTTTAACAATGTACGAGAAGCAATAGCCACAGTTGCAGAGCCATTGTCAACAATAGGTCTAGCTAGGGTTACTACTGAGTTAGCACCAATGTCCAAGTCACCAGTAGAAATTACGGCTGTTTGGTTAGCACCTGTAAAACTCATCACACGAGTGGCTAAAGTACCGCCTAAGAAATACTTACCGCCAATAAATAACTGTGAGTCTAAACTTGTGGTTAAGGCATCAATAGAAGCAGAAAGACTGTCCAACTGCTCAAGCGTTACAGACGAGGTAGAGGCTTCAGACAAGAAGTCAGTTCCTGCGTCCCCATAAGTCCACTTCTGGGTCTTAAAGTTATAAATCAGTACGCTTCTGTTTCCGTTAACAGTCTTGTAATTCCAGATTACAAGTTTGCGGATAGGGTCAACAGCAGCAGACATTGTTTTGAAGTCAGATTCAGAAGCGTCTTGTAAGAAAAATCTATCTATCTTTTCTGCGCCAATTGCTGTGACGTTCTGTCCATCACACATATAAAAGCCATCGTCAGACAAGAAGAAAGTAACGCCTTGGTACTGAGCAATAGAGCCAGATGCCATGCAGCCCTTACCACGAGAGATATTGTCAAACTGGAATATAAACGGAGTACCAACGTAAGTCATTCGGTGAATTGCTCGCTCTAAAAGAACAAGACCAAACTCACCACCACGGATTCCTACAATCTGTCCACCATCAGGAATGTCCTGATAATCAGACTGAGTGTTTACATCCTCAGTCCAATCAGTCTCATTATTTAATGCTGACCAACGTACACGATATTGTTGCTGAGTAGTTTCTAGCGTATTTGCAACCACGACAAAATCACGCACGACAGTAATGAACTTAGCAATAGGCGCAGTAGCCGATAAGTCAGCAAACGATGTAGATGTTCCTAGCGTCCATGCTTGGAGTTTCTCAGCATTGTTTGTAGAGATTACAGTCTTACCAAACTGAGTAAAGCGAACCCTATCGTTAGCACCAGTTGTCATGCCTGACTTAACTTGCGTGATAGCACCCACACCTGTTACTGTGTAAATTCTGGTTGAGCCAGCAGCGAATAGTTCAGTATCACCATTAGGCTTTTTGGCAGCATAAAGAGAAGTTAAGTCTTCAGCAGCGTTACTTGTTGAAAACGTCACAGGCGCAGGAAAAGGGCCATAACCAATAGCCTGAGAAACCACGTTCTTAGCGTCAGTTAACGCACCAGACACGCTAGGTTGGTCAGGCATCCACTCACCAAAGGTTAATTTTGTCGTAGCCATGTATTACTTCCTTGAGCCTGAGTTGTCCAATCGTTGTCGTTAGCAGCAACTGGAGTCCATGTGTTTGTGTCAGCAGAAACAGCAGTCCATGTATTGCTATCTGTAGAAACTGGTGTCCAAGTGTTTGCGTCTGCTGGTACTGGAGTCCAGTTATCACCAAGAATAACGCCTTTAGCCACAATCGTTGCTAGACCTGATACCGAGGCTACCCCTGCATATATTGCAGACGCACTAGCGACAACATTAGCATTAGCCGTAACGCTTGCTACAGAGTCTCTAACTAAAATTGCTTGAGCCGTTATTGTTGCGGTAGCATCGACACTAGCAGAAGCATTTTGCTCACGGATACCTACTGCGCTTACTGTTGCACTACCAGTAATACTTGCGACACCTTCTGCGACAATACCGCCATTTGCGACAACTGTAGCTACGCAAGTAACGGAGGCTACTCCATCCTTAACGATACCGCCAACAGCAGTTACATCAGCATTACCAGTTATGCTACCACTAGCAAACTGGACACGAGTAGCGTCTGCGCTGACAGTAGCATTGCCATCAATAGCACCAGAGGCAAACTGCACCCTAGTCGCATCACAAGACGCACTAGCATTAGCCGTAATGCTTGCACTAGCTAATTGAACCCTTACTGCATCTGCCGTAACAGTCGCTGTACCATCTACCGCCCCACTACCACTCTGAACCCTTATAGCATCGGCTACAACGCTTGCAGACGCAGTTACAGACCCATAGGCATCCCATAGGGTTACTGAGGTTGTGTAGAGTGGACTATCGAGTGTGAGTGTTAAGTCATCAATGCTAGACTTTAAATTGTCTAGCGAGTCAATTGTCCACGGAGGCAGTAAGTCAGCCATCTCACGCTAAAGTAACGCTCAATGAACCAGAGGCAATGCGGAACACATCACCAGTTGCAATCGTCTTAGAAGCGTCTAGTGGTGAGTGATACAGCAAGTTACCTGCTGTAGAAGCATCACGAATTCCAATGTGTGTAATTGTTCCCCATGCACCGCCAGCTTGAGGAAACTCAATAGCAGCAGAATTGGTAGAAGCACCATTGGAAGGCGCACCAAAAGTAATTGCCTGACGAGCATAGCTAGTACCAGAACACTCAGTTCCAGTATCAGCATCTGTTGGGTCAGTTGTATAAAGTGCCAAGTACACAGTCGTAGGTGCTGTGTAGCTAGTTGCCCTCAACGTAACATTGATAAGAGCATTTTCTAAGTAGTTGGACATTTCAGCCATATTTTCACCTTGCAGTTAATTTCATTGCTAACGGAACACCAGAGTATTGACCTTCTTCGTCAGACTTGATGAGTGAGGAGATTGCTCTGTCGTACATAGAACCCCATGTATTGATACGAGCATCATTCATTAGATAAGGCTCTGCCTCAACCAATGCACCATACAGCAAGCCATCAGGTGCTGTAGTCAGAAATACGTTTGTTGTATTATTAGAAGACAGATACGCTGGCGCAGCGTAGTACAACAATTTAAGCGTATATACACCATCAGGTGCAGGGGCTACTTGAAACTCACTTGCTAAGATTGTGTAACTCTTAGGAACACCAACTTCTGATGTTCTTGGGTCATTGGATAACGATGATGGGCTAGAGTAACTCAAAGGTTGAATTGGGTTAGTCATCACCACAAAGTCACGAATCTCTAAGAAGTCGCTAGGTAGTTCTACAGTTGCATCACCAGAGACTGTGCTGGTTGTTACAGACTTTAGCATCTGGCGAATACGCAACTCTCTACGGAGTCGGTTTTCAGCAAATGTAATAAAGTCGGGAATCTGAGAAGTCAAGTCAGACCTAGCCAAATAGTTGGCTATTGAAGTCTGCAAATCAGAGTAGGTAGCAAAACTCATACAACTCCTGTCCTAGTGCGCCATGCACGATTCATTGGGTCATTTAACCAAGCAGCAAAACGCTTGTCATCCAGAACAGCATAACCACGCATGATTCCAGCTTTGTTCAAGTCATCAATGACTGTCAAAGGAATAGATGCAACCTTGTTACCAAACAACTGGTCTGACCATCTTGCTCTCTCGTCATACGAGTTATATTCTTTTTTATTCTGCTCAACAATATCAGTAACATCCTGACGAGTCTGAATAACGATACCGCCTTCACCATCAGCATGAACAGCAGTTTGTCTAAAATTGGTAGGATTTTGCATAGCCTAATTCTATCAGTTTGAGTAGAAAAGAAAATGCCCCAGAGGGTTAGTCTGAGGCATTTTTTGGGTTACACCAGATTAAGGAGTAATGTCGGCAATGATGCCATGTGCGCCTTGGTTTTTAACTTCCAAGGTGTACTCAGCCAACAACTGTGTGGATTCGTTGTCGCCAGTTACAGCCAACTCATTGGTCTGGAAAGGACGCAAGTAAGCTACAGCAGCCATGTCAGGGTCAACAATAAATGCAACTTCATCGCAGCTATTGGTAGATGTCATAAATCTGTTCGGAACAACAGAAATTGAACCGAAATCTGACAGGTACACATCGGCCGCCGAAATGATAGTCGTAGGCGAATTGCTAGGGGCCATGAAACGCTGTGCAGCAATACCTGTGAAAGTGGAAACCAACTGCTTGTGAGCAGGGTTGACCATCAACACTTTAGGATTGCCACCAGAAGCGTAAACTTCACGAACAACAACTTTCAAAATGTCTTCTGTGAAAGTGCGGTTTGTGCCGTTTGTACGAGCAGTAGTTCCCAAGTCACCAGCCACGCCAGAAGTACCGCCATCATAGTTAGAGTTCAACCATGCTTGCAGACCACCCAATTTACGAGCAGTAGAAGAATCACCATTGGCAGCAATCTGGTTGCTCAACAGGGAAGTCTCCATGTCCCGCTTAATTTCGGCCGATGCTTTGGCCAATTGATAGGCTTTTTCAGATTTGCGGCCTGCCTTATCGACAGACTGCAAAGTGCCAGAAATCTTGATAGTCTTCTGTGCAATCTGAAGGCGGTTGCCTACACGAGTCGTAGGAGACATAGTGGCATCAGATGCCGTGGCCCCTTCAACGGTGAAATTTGATAAAGATGCGGCCGCTAACGAATCGGTCTGCCACTCATGCAAAACAGCAGTAGCTTTAGTCTTGCCAATGGAAGACATAAATGGAACATCTGTTGGTGAAATCGAGTAGATAACATCCGAAAGGTCTTCTCTCATACCGATTGCGGTATATGTTTGATAGGTAGCCATAATTTACTCCAAAATTTATAAAAATCGTTCAAATGCTCTAGCAGCGTCTGAGACTTTTCCTGTCTCACGCAACCTTTGCATCGCCTGTTTGTCTTGTGAAGACCTAGCTTGGGGAACTGAAGTACCAGAACGCATCATCTTAGGGGCAGACTGAAGTTTTTTATTCAACTCTGGTTTGCTCTTTTGAAGTTGCTCATACTTCATTGCCTTATACAAGGTATTCACAGCACGAGAGTCATACACGGAACTAAGTTCTTGGTCAGTCCATCCAACAGATTTCGCATAGTCACGGATTTGTTTCCGTACCGCATCACCCTGTGGTGTCGCTAACTCAGGAATCAGACTAACTAGCTTCTCAGATTCTTGACGGAGATGGTTTTGCAGAGAGGCTTGTTGCTCGGATTGTTGCTGTTGGGCAATTCGTTGCTGTTCATTCCTGACTACTGCTAACTGCTTCTCACGCTGGCTCTGTTCAGCTACCGCTACCGCATAACCGATAGGGTCTGTTTCCTTTAAAACTTCTAAGTCCACACCCTGATGTTGCTGCGTGAGGAAGCTATCCAACGCTTGCAACTTCTGGGCGTATGCCTGTCGCTCTTGTTTAACATACTCTAAGTGACCACGTTCAGCTTCAATTGCCTTACGTTGTTCAGCTAGAGCCTGAGACTTTTTAGTGTAGTCCGTACCTTGTTGATAACCTTTGATAAGTTCATCAAGTTCTACCTCAACTTCCTCACCAGATGCCTTGACTTTATATCTAGGCTTTGGCTCATCAGATTCCTCTGAATACTCAACTTCGTCAGTCTCTTGTTGGTACTCTGGTTGACCTTCGGTTTGGCTGTTGTCAGCTTCCTCAGAATCACCCATCATGCCCTCAAACGCTGAAGCGGCTTGGTTTACATCTAGGCTTTCACTCCCATTAGGGTTGGTGTTTTCCATTTGTCATCTCAATAATCGCCAGAAACCTTCTGGACGGAGGGTAGCTTTTAGGCTACAGAATTTTCCACTTCTTCTCTCTAATCACAGTTTCCGAGGCTAAACCTTCTAGGTGTCCTGTAATTAGTTCAATAGACTTAATGTGCCTGTAAGCGTCTTCACGCCTATCAGATTCTTCTGCACTTGTGTTAATTATCACACTAATCTGCTGTTTTTTCAAGTTATCTATGACTTCTTTAAAAAAGTCATCATTTAACAGGTTTTTAGCCCATTGTGCGAGTAGGTGTTTGTCCATACTGATTCTGTATCCCAGAAATAATGTCGTTAATACTTAGGCTACTTGCTGATGGCATACCTTGCTTGCTACCCAAGATGCTCATTAAGTCGTTGTAACTCATGTTTGATGGCTGTGAATACTTAAATGGCTCTGGTACTTTGCCATAGTTAGGGTTTAAAAACTTCTCCCATTGTGTTCCCATCAACAAGTTACGAGTGCCAAAGTCAATAGGAGGCAATGGTGTAAATGGTGCAACTCCAGTTGCAGGAGGTGTCTTCCAATCTGCTGGAATAGGAACAATATCAAAGCCAGTTGGTGTCGCTGTATTAGATAACACACCACCCGCAGTAAGCAAGCCAGCAGCAGCTAAAGCTAACTGAGCAACCTTGATAGGGTCAGTTTCTTTTACTGGAGGAGTGGTAGGAGGCTTTACTGGAGTAACAGGAGGAACAACAGGAGGAACAACAGGAGTAACAGGAGGAAGAATTATTGGAGTTGTTGGTGTTTTAGGTGCTGTAATTTGTACTTCTGGGGGAACAGGAGTAGTAGTAGTAACAGCAGGAATAGTTGGAATAGCAGCAGTAATTGCGTTAATTACTTGTTGTGTAGTTGTTGGGGCTGAACTAGTTATAACTTGCTCTGGTGTCTGTAAGTTTGTGGGTGTTGTTACATTAGATTGAATTTGACTGTTTGCCAAGTTGATAATATCTTGGTTAACTTGCTCTGGTGTTCTTGGTGCAGCAACTTGAACAGTCCCTGCATTTGGTAATGTGGCTATTGTGTTTAACACGCTATTTAAAGAGGGAACAGTAGAGCCTGTTACAGCAACTGTACTGCCGTCTAAAACTGGAGTAGATACAGCTACAGGTGTTGTAGTAGCTACATTAGTAGGGGTAATGGCAGTTAAAGCCCTGTTAATAATTGCATCGTTGTAGCCACCAGAACTCAAAGTATCTCTAATTTGAGTCGCAGTTAACCCTTGTTCTGCCAACTGTTTAGCATCTAGTGTGGCAAATGCACGTTCTGTAATACTTGGGTCTGCAATAGTTCCTGTAGTTAAGTAGTTATTCAATGCACTACCTGCATACGCACCACCGCCACCCAATAAAGCGGCTCTTAACGTATCTTCTGCGCTACCACCAGTAAGAGCAGTAGTACCACCTGCAATGGTTGCACCTGTAGCACCAGCCAAAGCAGAACCTGTGAGTGGTGTTGCCCCTGCAATCAGATTGCTTAGATAAGGCGCACCAAGAACACTAGCAGCCAAGGCTAGAACAGGACGAGATGCCGCCAACAAGCCTCTATCCCCACCACCTTCAAAAACACCTGTGTCAATAATCTCACCAGTTTTAGGATTGTAAGTTTCCCAAATAGCAGGGTTATCAGGATTAGTGCGAGTCAAATACATTAACTCAGGTAAAGCATCAATCTGCTCTTGTATGTCATCGCCTTCAATAACACGATTAGGTGTTTTTTTAATTGCCATGATTAACCTCTAATCTCTACGTTGGATGTAATGCCAGCACCAATCTTCATTGCTTTCAATTGTGCTTCTGCTTCAAACTCTTGTTGCTTCAATGCAAAGTAAGCCTGTTGTTTTTCACGCTCAAGTTGCAACTTAGCCATCTCTTTCTCACGCATCAATTGCATTTCAAGAGCAGCCTTTTGTTGTGCCATCTGCATATCAATCTGCATCTGCTGTTGTTGCATCTGCAAGTCAGCTTGTGCTTTAGCTTGGTTGGCTTGTATCTCAGCCTGAGTCTTAGCCATCAATGCCTGTAATTCTGGGGGCATCTGTTGCTCTTGTGGAGGAGGGTTACTCAACGCTTGGTCTTGCTCTGGTGTAATCGCTTTGTAGAACTCAGCACTATCTTTAAACCCTGCAATCTCTACCATGCGTCCTAAAGTGCCACGATACTGAGCAGGGGAAACGTAAGGATTAGCAAGCCCATACTGACCAATTAACTGCTCTTGTTTAGCAAGAACCATAGACAACATAGCCATCTGCTCTTGTCTGTTACCTGCACCCAAACCTACATTGATAGAAACATCATATTGGTTAGCCCATGTTCTAGGGTCAAACTCTACGAATTCACCACGCATACGCACTAAACGAGCCTTGTCCTGATATTTGCACAAAAGATGCAAAATACCCTTGAACAATGACTTAACGCCTGTCTCAGCAAAGATTCGAGCAATTAGTTCAATCTTACCTGCGCCAGCTTGTTGCATAGAAGCTACTGCTGCTGCCGTAACATTCTGTAATACAGAGGGGTCTAACCCTTGTGAGGCATCAGACACGCCTGTACGCTTAGACTGTACTGTGTCCAGATACTGAAGCATTGGGAAAGCCTGATTAGCCACGTTCTGAACAACTAACTGTTGGACAGCGTTAGGAGACTTGGCACGAATAACACCACCTGCTGTAGATGTAAGCAAGTCATCTAGGTTTACTTGACCTTCCACAGCCACCACACGAGCATTGTTTGTCAGATATAAGTTATCCAACATCTGACGAGTGATAGTGGTCTTGATTAACTGTAGGTCAACTGTTCTGTCAGCCAACGAGTTACCAAAGAACTTGTGCGGAATTGGGATAGGACAGATTGAGTGGAAAGGAACATAGTCCACTTCCTCAACCATTTCCTTACCCTTCTCGTCCTCAAGGATTTCATTAGAAGCGTAGAACACTTGAACCAATGAAGCTATGCCTTTGCCATCTATATCAGTTTTGACATAGCACTCAAAGACTTCAATCTCTTGCATTGAGGGGTCATCTGTCTGTGTTTGGTAAGGTTGCTCACCTGCTGCGTAACGAGCCACACGCTCTGGTGTGTACGCTAGTGCATCACCCATCTGCAAGCCTTCAATCTGCTTCTTGTTAAAACCCATAGCCACCAAAGTGCTACGAGTCAACATCTGCCTGTGGGCTACAAAAGGTGAGTCAGCAATAGTTCTAGCCTTCTTGCTAATCAGGAATTCTTCGGGAGGTACGTTCTCAATCGTTACTTTGCCTGACTTTTTCTTTTGTTGGACAACTACGTTATGCGTAGAACCCATCACAGGCATACCCATTGGGTCTATAACTGGCTGTCCCATTGGGTCAAATATCGGGAACTCTGTCGTATCTTGCTCGACAATCTCCATAGTCTCATCACTCATCAGCATTGCTAACTCATCGTTAGTCAAGTCAAAGTAACGCTCTTTGGTAATGTCTTCTTTGTCTTCCCAATACGCTTTAACAATGCCGTTCTTCTGAAGCAGAGCATCCTTGAACCAATCATGCAGAATGGCTACGCCTTCGTTGTCTCGTGAGAATACCCAATTGCAATACTGTGTCGCTTGTTTTGCGGATGCTTCGTCTTTCGGGCCTTGTGGCTCGAAAACTACAATATCATCTGAGCCTGTAAATATACGAACTAAGCTAGGCAACGCACCATCTATCGCTTCTGCCACTTCTCCAGTAACGATTTGAGACTTACCCTCAACTTCATTACCATAGGGCTGTCTGAGATACGCTTCCAAAGCCAGTTTGCGCTGCTCAACAGTTTCGCTTTCAATAAATCCAATTGCATCGTCAATCTCTGCTTGGATTATCGACATTAACTCGTTCTGTGCCATGCTTGTCCTTTGGAGGTCTTCCAATTCTGGGTTTGTCCAATTTTAACTCATTTACCACATTTTCGAGCATTTCGATACGTTTTTCAAGTTCTTTTACTTTAGGGGCTAGATTTACCCCCTGCATTGATACATACATCAGACAATCCATTTCGGAGTTTGGTTAATAGGCTTAGACCAAGTTGAATGACCTTCATCCAATCCAAGGGCTAAGTAGCGGAACGAATCAGAGCCATGACTTGACCAATCGTGTAGTGGTCTTTCATAGAATATCTTACGCTTCTCATCGTAGTCTCTGCGGTAGTTTCTCAGGCAGTTCAATCCTGTCTGTACCTGTGGAACATTAAACCAGCACCTTGGCAACAACCTTCTTACCGCTTGGATGCCATCATCTAGTCCCATTCTGGGAGCAATCTTGACCTCTAACCCTGATTCCTCAAGCATTTCCATTCTGCTTTTACCTGTGCCAAGTTCCCTGACCCTAACGTCATGGGGCAATATATGCTCTGCTTTGTGATAGTCGTTGTCCTTAATCCACTTAACGTAGTGGTCTAGTCCAACTCCGTGATTCTCGTAGTAGTCGATTAGGCGCACCTCAGTACCCACCAACTGAGCCACCCAGATAGACGTAGAGTCACCCATTCCCAAGTCCCAAGCAGTAAATGTTCTGCTTAGTTCCTCTCTGGGAATCTCTTGCATATGCTTCTTTTCTTCTAGTTCATTTAGGATTTGCCCATAGTAAGAGCCTTCTACGGCAGCATCAAAGCTACACTCAAACTCTTGGCGGTACTTATCCTCACCCATCTCATTCTTAGCCGCCCTTAGTTCTGTGTCATCCACTACACCAGTTTCCGAGGCTTTGAACTCTAGCAAACCCCATCCATCCTCAGTTTTAGCCCTGTCTCGCAGTTCTTTAAAGTGATTATGTCCCTTTGGCGTACCAATGAATAAGCACCAGCCCTGTCTGTCAACCAAACTTGGTCTACACACATCTGTCCATATCTTAGGGTTCTGGTCACCAATCTCGTCTAGGATTACCCCATCGAAATACTGACCACGGAGTGTTTCTGGATTGTCTGAGCCAAACAACTGGATTCGCCTACCCCAGAAGTCCACCCTAAGTTCTGAGATGTTGCTAGTGCCACCCAGAGGCTCTGCATACTTAACTAGGTAGTCCCATGCCACCCTCTTAGCTTGTCCGTATGTAGGGGCTATATAGGCGTACCTTGGGGCTTCCTTTTGGTTGAGCAGAGCATCCTTGATTAAGTGGTTAATCGCAGAGACTGTCTTACCCATGCGCCTATGAGCAACAACAACGCCAAAACGCTTACTGTCCATCAGTTCATGGATAGCAAGTTGTTGTTCTCTGGGTTTGTAGGCTATCTCGATTACTTCTGCCATTGGACGCTTATCTGAATGTCTTTACCTTCTTCTCCAGTTACTTGGAGTGGTAAGACCCTACCGATTAGTCCCATGAAAGCCTGTGGGTGTGTCTCTGCCTTCTCTACGAGATAAGCAACGCCACCTGCGCCCTCTAGTGCCTCCAGTATCATCTCTCTAAGAACAGCATTGCCCTTGTCAAGACTTCCCTTCGGTCTTCCTGCGCCTTCTCGTGCGCCACCACGATATGAAATGTTTGATTGTTTTTCAATCATTGTTTGACTCCTCTAGGGTTGGTCAAGGTTAAGTAATACTTTATTCTAACAGACTTGTAATCTCTTTGCGTTTTTCTTCGTCTAGTAGGCTTGTTGCTGGTAATAACGGAGTAGCAGCAAATAAGGGTTGACCTTTAGATGTTCCCTCTTTCATTTGAGGAGTAATGTCTAAGTAACGGATTGTTTCTGTTGCTGGAATACCTTTTGTCTGGGCATAAGCATTGCCAGTTTTAATCTGTGTCTCGCCTACGCTTGCACCATACTTCTTGCCGTACTTATCCAAGAACTTAGGATAAATCTCGTCATAGTATTTCTTCATTCCTTCGCCACCAACGCTTAAATCTAGTCCAGTAAACTTAGTGTCTGCATCAGCTTTCATTACTTTGTCAGCAATGTCCTTACCAATGACTTCACTTAGTTTTTTACCACTAAATTGTGTAGAACCTGCGCCATAGCCAGTAACAATGCCTTTATCATCTACCATCAACTTAATGCTTGTACCTGATGTTGGGTCAATTCTTACAGACCTTGAACCATCTTCATTAACCATTGGAACAGCAATCTCATCTACCTGTTTGCTTAAATCAAAGCGTGACGCTTGTTGTTTACCAGTAGTCAAGCCTATACGCTCATACCCATTGTCGGCAGCGTACTTGGTTAGTCGCTTTAGTGCCAACTGATACCATGTGTCTTTAAATGGTGCGTCTGGGATACCAGTTTGTCCAATTTTTGACAATTCTTGTACTTGATTCATTAAATCAAAACGCTGTTGAGCAATTGCACTTTTTTCTTCTTCTGTCTTTGCTTGTTCTTTTAATTTACCTAAACGCTTATGTTCTTCTTTTAAAGCATCTATTTGTTGTTGCGCCTGATTTTGTGCTTTAGGGTTGTTATAGCCTTTTTCCCTGCCAGCTTGATGCCAATCAGATTGAATTTCCTCAACAAGTAGCATCTTTTTACCATCAGCATCTACTCGGTCATTGACCCTCATGTGGGCTAGGATGTTTGGCTCTTTAAAATGAGATGATTGATATGGTTTATCTTGATGTAAATCGCTAAATCTTTGTAATGCTTCTTCTTTTGTTGCGCCACTACCATATCTTTGACCATTAGCATCATAAACGCCATATTTAGTTACACCATTGACAGAATAAGCATCTACATTAAAACCTTCTGGTAGTGCTTTTGGCTTTTGAGGCAACGTAAGTAATATCTCACGATAGTTTTCACCACCAGCCAATGTGTATTTATCAAATTGAGTTGGATTTGTTATTACTTGCTCTGGAACACCCAAACCTTTTAAATCTAATGCTTCAGCACGAGAATTCAACATTTCTGCTTCTCTGAAATATCTTTCAGCAATATCTTTATTTCCTCGTGATTGCGCCCTTTGTGCAGCAGAAGTTGCACTATCAGCACGGCTATAAAGGCTTTCTACTGTGCTGTTATCTCTGATGTTTTGTAACATCATTAGTTCTTCAAACTTTTCTTGACCAAAATTAGGGGCATCAATTGGATGCTCTTTTAGTTGGGAAAATTCTTTTTCTAAAAAGTTTAGTCTTTCAGCATCAAGAACAGGAGGAGGCGCAGGAGGAGGCGCATCGCCCAATCTAACTTCTTGAACATCTACACGATTGTTAGCCAAAAAGTCTTGCACCTCTTGTTTAGTAACATTAGTCTTGTCTCTCAGGAATTCATCCAATCCTGTGAATTGCAGTTCTTCCTTCTTAACATCAGGTGCTTTCATCAAGTCGTTAATGAAAGACTGACCAGTTCCCTTGTTTCTACCTAGATTCAATGCTGCTTGCTCAGTAGCGGAATAGAAACCAATGTCAGAAACTGGTGCTTGTGGCTTAGTCTGCAATAGGCTTTCAATAGGCTCTGCCCTAGCAGACAACAATCCTTGTTCTGGCGCAACAGCAAACAATGGCTGTGGAACTACCTTGCTCATCATGCTGTTAGGACGCTGACCCATCATCGTAGCTGCCAGTTCCTCACCTGCCATTTGACCAATCTTTTGCACACCCCTTACGGCTGGCATTGGGTTTAGCGGAACAAATGACGCTGCTTGACCTGCTACCTGACCAACTCTTGACGTAGGCGCAAGTGGTAAATCTTTTAAGAACTTCTCTGTTGTGTAAGGAAACTGCGCTGGTGCTTCGTAACTGGTATCCCCAAACATCTCTGTGGGGCTAGGTGACCTAAGTAAATTAGCTATGTCAGCAGGTAAACCTAGCAAACCCGCTAAACGTCCCCTTAGAACGTCAACAGGCAGATTAGCAGAATCAGCAGGGCTACCCTGTCTGCGCCTGTTTAACTGTGGATAAAATCCAAATGCTGCACCTAAATCTGCCATGATTACCACTTGACCTTGTTAGCCCAATACGCTGCACTCATCTTACCCTTGGCAATGTTCTCAGCGTGACGAGCCTTAAACGCTTCGTTACGCTTCGTGCCATCAGGTGAGCCTTTAGCCCCTTGTTGACCAAAGCGGATTAGCTTTACATCCTCACCAGACTTAGCTAAAACAGCATGAGACTTAGTGGGATGGCTAGGAGTAGCTTTTGGCTTGTTATAGCCAGAAAACTGCTCAGAGCCTCGCTTAATCACTTCTTTTTAGCAGTCTTAGCTGCTTGTTTAAAAGCATCAGCAGTAGGCGCACCCTTGCTACCTACTTTACGCATACGCTCTGGAGTTTTACCAGCAGCCTTTTGTGATTCTATGCGTTTTTTCTTCGCAGCGATATTTGCGTACAAGCCCATCATTTTTTAGCTTTCTTTGCTGCGTTCTTAGCAGTACGCTCTCCACGCATAGGCATAGGCTTAGATGCAGGTTTAGTCTTCTTCTGCATAAGTTTCTGCATCATTTCCATCGCTTGTTGGTTTGTCGTTCCCATCATAATCATCCTCGGTTATTGGCCCACCACTAATCCATGCCTCACAAGTCCTCTTGGAAGCACACTTAAAGTCAAACACTTCGCAATAGCCTAAGTCGCCAGCATCAATGACTTCCCAAGCATCCATCTCTGTGCCGTTCATCTCCAGACCTGATTCAATGCAAGCAAGCATCTTAGGGGTTTGGATAAAGGCAGCGCAGTTACCGCAACGAGACTTTTTAGCCTGTGCAGGTGAGATTCTCCAAGCCTTTGAAATATCACGCCAGTATTCCATACTTGGCTCATTGGGATTCATTGGGCCGTAGTTAGCCTTGTCGATGGCTTTCTGACGACACTCAAGATTGACTTCTACGTCACCTGTGGCAACTGGACACGCTTCGCCTTTTTTCTCTTGGCTTTGTATCTCAATCTCAATTTTTACGGATGGCTCAAGTAAACCAGACATGGTTATCCCTATGGAGTTTATTTATTATCTCATAAAAAAAAAGAGGGAACAAGTCCCTCTAAAGTCTCAATGGCAACTGAGTGCGTCCATTGTGCGCTATCTAAAAAGTTTTGCAAGCGTTAGATTTAGAACACTCATCTCGTCTAACTTCATCACAGACCATATCCTAGCTGACCCATGTATGCCATTATGTGGCCCTTGATGGCAATCCTTGCATAAAGGAATACATAAGTATTGGTTATGCTGAACAATATGGTGTGCATCGCTTGGGGGAGAAGCATCACAGACCCCACAAGGCATTTCTTTAATCTTTGCCAAGTGGAGTCTTTCCTTGTTATTGGGTCTGTTGTTCATGTAATTTCAATGATTACAGGGTTTAGCAGCAGACGAGCATATTCCAATGCTCTCTTTTCTGCGTCATCACCAAGCATACATTTTTGGTATCTCCATTCAAACTCGTACCATTTTTTAGTCTCGACACTCCATGCGCCATCAGCATCTTTTCTAATTCTTACTCTCATTTTTATCCTTTAGTTTGGCTTCAATGGCTCTTGCGTAATGGACAAATGGTTGATTGCTTAACTCAGCACCAATACCATAGTCAGTAAACATGGCAATCTTCCATATTGCTTCGATTTCTTTGTCCGTCAGCCCTACCCATGTGCGCTGTGGTGAACAAGTGTGAATGTGATTGGCATCGCCTAATTTTTGCCCACAATCTGAACAATGCTTTGGCTGTGCCAAGGCTTCTTTGATGGCGGTGATGGCTTTGTTGGTTTGCTTGTCATTTGAATCAATGTCAAAACAACCAGAGTAGTAGCCATCCATGCAAAACGCTAATCCACCTTTAGTTTCATTCCCATGAATAAGAAAATGGCTTGCTTCCAACGCCTCCAATGCAAAACGTAATGCTTCGTCTTTAGTCATACAGACCTCGCAGGGCAGTCTCTGCCTTGGTTACAGTTGTTGTGGCAAGGAGGACAAGCCTTCATGCCTCTTACAAAAGAAGCAAAACTCTGAGATGTATCACCAAAGGCTTTCATCCTGTCAAACTCTAAAGCAACTTCCTCAAGAGTGTCGTTCCTGATTTTTTCTACTATCTCGTTAGCTTGACGCTTGCGCCAGCCAAACGCTTTTAAAAGTTCAGTCATGCTTGTCCCCTTGCTCGGATTGCTTCAATAAAAGGTTGCCCAATTATTTCACCCGTTTTCCTTATAAATTTTGTTTCTGATGTAACACCCAAATAAGCAGAATGCCATTTACTCATGTCATTTGTAATTTGCTCACAAGTCTTTGCACACGCTTCACGCTCATGCTCTGCTACTAGCTTGGCAAAGTCTATCATTCCATCCATAAGACCCTCTGCTTTGATAAATCCCCATCTAAAACCAGCTTCTTGCGCCAATTCTCTGATTTCGTCATTGGTCATATCAACCTTCGTAAGCAGCTATTTTGGCTTCGTCTGCTTCTGCAAGTAAATGGCTAGACAGGCGCATAGTCCCTTCCATCTCTAATTCTTTATATTGCTGGTCAGTAAAGATGCCCATCACCGAGATGTTTTGGTAAATCACATCCTCAATGTTCTCGTTATAAGTACCTTCTTCGTCCCGCTCGTATTCCATCACGACAGTAACGATGACAGAGCCTTCACCAGTTGTTGTGTCAAATTCGTATTTCATTTTGTAGTCCTTAAAAGTACCCTTGCGAATTGCTTGGGCTGATGTAAGTATAGCAAACTAAACACAATATCTACTAGGTGTTTATACCTACTCTGTAGTTTTTACGCCAAGTCTTTCACTTGCTTGCTCAGAACGCCATATATCTGCCTTCATCTGGGCAGCCACCAGCATCCATTTGAGGGTTTCTTCCTTCTCAATTGCCACCATTAGCCCTCGGAGTAAGTCTGCATACTCAACATGGGCGTAGGCTTCTCTCTCTTGAGATACAGCAGAATCAAACCCCATCTCTAAGGCTTGTTTCATCAGTAAAGCCTTTTTGGTCTTTCTAAATTCTTCGAGGTATATCCTCTGTGCTTTAGCCTCGGCAAACTTAACCGAGTTTTCTATGATGAACTCAATTGCTTTGTAAGGTGCTTTCATTTTCTTCCCTTATTAAAACTTCTACTTTTCCAACTTCTGCATAAACTTTAGTTACATGAAGATTTATTATCTGAGAATCATCCTTAAAGATAATCCCATTCATACCATCAATAATGGCTTTAGCAACATTATCTAAATCTGGCTTTTTAGTGTGTTTTGTCTCACCTGACAAACAAGCCTCACGTTTGCGTTTTGAATAAGACTGGGGTACGGAGAAGGAGATGTAAATAAAAACGCTTACAGAGCCTTCTAGGGTGCTTCCTGAGCCTTTTGCTTTTGTAGCAAGGAGGCGCACTTCATCTTCGTAGCTTTTTGTTTTGACAGGAGTGTAAGTTTGGACGTAGTTTCCTCGCTTGGCAAATCTTGGTCTTCCCTTGGCTACTGGTTCACCATAAACTGTAAACATTATCTGCATCATAAAAGCGTCCCATCTTTAATTTTATTCATATATTCTCTTATTCTGTCTCTTGCGCCAATTCCATATATTCGTTCTGCTCTTTCTAATCTCGCTCTAATCAGGTTTGAGTTTTTACTTGATTCCCAAGAACGATATAGTTCACGAGCCTCTGCTTGCTCAAGGATTACTCTATCGCTAGGGTTTTCAATCGTCTTGCGTGAGTAAGTCACCAGTTAACTCCAATGCTTTGTTTATCAGGTGTAGTGGTGTGGGTACGCCTTCACGCACCTTGTCAAGTAGTTTCATGGCTTCATAGTGGCTCACTTAGGATTCTCCACGCTGTTGCTGCCACTTCTGGAACTTGTGCATTACCACAGGCCTTAACTCTGTCCAATCTTGAGGAAAGCCCATCATCCATTCCGTGAAACTCGCTGGCAAATGTTTTCCAGTCATCAGTCGATAAGCACTTGTTAGCTTCGCTCCAAACTCCGTGCCAGTTTTGTGACTTGTTCTCACAAATCTTTTGCCTGTGTAAGCTATTCCGTTTGTTTGACCTGTCATGTAATCTGTAGCTACGGGAGTGGGCCACCAACCAAAATCGTTCCCTTCTATGGGGTGCGCCAACATAGTCTGCTCCCACAATACCCCATCTCGCATCAAACCCCAGTTTGGAAAGGTCTGCAAGGACTCTGTCGAGTCCGTTATTAACGAGCATTGGGGAGTTCTCCACAAAGACAAATCTCGGTCTAACCTCGCCAATAATCCTCCCCATCTCTTTCCATAATCCACTTCGCTTTCCGTCAAGACCAGCCCCCCCCCCTGCTGCGGACAAATCTTGGCAGGGAAAGCCGCCAGATACAACGTCAACAATTCCTCTCCACGGCTTTCCGTCAAAGGTTTGCACGTCATCCCAAACTGGGAAAGGCGGGAGAAGTCCGTCATTTTGTCGGGCGCACAATACGCTTGCTGGGTAGGCTTCCCATTCAACGGCACAGACTGTTCGCCATCCGAGAAGTTTTCCCCCAAGTATTCCTCCACCAGCGCCTGCGAAAAGAGCCAACTCATTCATACACCGCCTTTCATTTGTTTAGCAAATTGACGAATGTAGTCTGGCATAGGCGCAGCTTTCAAAGCGTCTGCTTTAATCTTTTCCAAAGCAGGGTCAGGCTCATTTCTGCTCGGAACTGTGAGCCTCACAATGTCGGCAGGGTTTTGCTTGGGTGCGTTTGTGCTTCTCACCCAATTACGCCAAGTGGCAAACCAATCCAACTTCACACCCTTCTGACCTGCTTGGGCTATCCAATAATCTTTAAACTGGTCAAAGGTTTTAACAGGACTAAGTTCTGGGCGTTCTGTTTGGCAGAATTCTTCCCATTCTTTTGGAAAACTAAAATCAGAAGCGAGGCGTTTGCCGAGTGTCTTCTTCTCTTGGTTATTGGTTATTGGTTTATGGTTATTGGTTGCTATTGGGGTAGCATTAGGGGGGCTAATAGCCCCCTCATGGGGGGGTGTTGACCACCTCTTAGCCGCCCCACGTTTACCTGCTTCTGAGAACTCTTTATATTGCTTAATTTCCTTATCTGCACGAGGAGAAACAAAGCCATCTGCTGTGGAAATAAAGAACTCATTGAGAACAGTCATTACGTCTTCTTCATGCTCTCGCATACCAATCTGACGAGCAATATCCCTGTGTTTTATGGGTTGCTCATGCAGAAAGTAGAAGTCTAGTAACCGCCTGTAAGCCAAATCCTCCATTAAAGAAAGATGATGGGTGTGACTTTTGTAGTCACCAATATGGAACTGGTAGTAGTGCATAACACTCGCCTTTTAAATCTCCCTTAAAAGAAACTGCGGCAGGAGAGGGAGGTAACTCTTTTCAGTTGGGTAGCAACTCCCAACCTAGCCGTGTTTCAAATCATTGTATCAAATAAATTGATTGTTGGTAATTTCGTTTGTTTGTTGTCTGCCAAGCAATCGTCTAGCCTGTGAGTTCATAACCGCATATTCAGCTTTACTGAAGATGCCTTGTGCGTTCCTAATGTCGAAAGGATTTAGCTTGTCGTAGGGTTCATCATTGGCGGCTTTGGTAGATTCAATCATGTGTGGCTCTAAGGTGTACTTACAAATCCATGACCTACCCATCTTAACTTTTTCAACTGTAATCTTTTTCTTGCGGTGCAAATGCTTGCAAGCAGCAACGATATGCAGTCTAGGTATGCCTGTCAGGTTCTCTATCTGATAAGACGTTAGAGAGCCATTCTGGAGGCTTCTGATGATAGCTTCTTGGGTCATAGAATCATTAAAGTGTGGAGTGTTTCTCTGTCTTTGTGGGTCATCTCAAAATAAATCTTAGAGGCTTTATCCTTGTGAACGTGATAGCACAATAGATGATAAATTGAGCCTTCAAAGCTACTATGCTCAACAGCAAAGCCAAGGTGTAGCAACATCACAGACTTTTGATTGAGGTACTTGTAAATCATTTGAACCACTCTGGTCTGAGTTCTTTTAGTTGATAAATGCGTAACCGAGGAATCTTCTTCCATTGGTGAACAGCAGCCCTTGTAAGACCTAATATTTTAGCAAGCCCACTCTGTGAGCCAGCAAGTGTGATAGCAGTTTGTTTATCCATCTAAACATTGTAGCAAACAATTTATTTGTTGTTTTTAGGGAAAACACCTAGATAAATAGCTTGTTTAGCCTGTTTAGTTTGCTATACTGCACTCAGCCCATAACACTTTGTAAGTGGGTAATTAAGGAAATCAAAATGAAACTTTACGGAATTAATTTTTTCTGCAATTACAAGCATCACGCTGAAGCAATCTGGTCTGTTGGACGTTACGAACTTGAGAAGCAAATTGTTGCTCAATATCCTAATGCTACTGGCATCCACATTTGGCTTATTTAAGGAGAACCAAATGAAAAGTAAGATTATTCAGACGCTAGTTGAATGTGTGTTAGCCATCGTTATCTTTGGCGGTATCGGTGTACTACTGGCGTATAGGGGGTAAGAATGAACACAAGATTCTTAATCCATGTCCGTAAGATATTCCGCACCTACGATGCCCCTCCAGAGGTCATCAGAAGCTACCAAAAGCAATGGGTGAAGTCAGTACGCCAGTTGGGTGACAAATGGCTTGTAGCAAAGCCTATCGAAAGAATCCAATGATTACAAGACAAGACGCAATCAAAGATTTATCGCATGGTGACTACTGCTGTTACTGTACTGAGCCTAAAACATCTGGCTCATGCTGTGGAGAAAATCACTTCGTACCTTTCGAGGATTTATACGATGAAGACAAAGAAGCAATGATTGAAGAATATTTAAATAAAGGAAAATAAAATGGTACACAAGAAGTTAATGGCAGCAAGAATGAGTTTGCAAGAAGCATCACTCAAGAAGTCTGGTCACAATAAATTTGCTGGCTACAGCTACTTTGAACTTGGTGACTTTATCCCCACGATTACCGAGATTTTTTATAACATCGGTTTGTGTGGCGTAGTGTCCTACGATACAGAGATAGCAAGCCTGACCATCACAGACACAGACGATGGCACTAACATCATCATCACATCACCAATGGCAGATGCTAACCTTAAAGGTTGCCATCCCATTCAGAACCTTGGCGCAGTCGAGACATACACAAGACGCTACCTATGGGTTACAGCAATGGAGATTGTTGAGCATGACGCTCTGGATTCCTCTGCGCCTATCAAGGAAGCCGTAATTATTACGCCATCACAAGGCATCCGAGATGAGTTACCTATTGAAATATTAAAGTATCTTGACGAGTTAGCAGTCGAATTGATTGCTACTTGTGAGAAAGACCCCAAGGCAGCTTGGGTAAGGTTGGAACAAGAAAACCTAGAGGCTGACCAAAAGGTAGCTTTGTGGGGCTTGATGCCAAGTAACGTAAGAAGCGCAATTAAGAAAGCGAAAGGTTAATCATGGAATACAATAATGAAAACAGAGGCGCATTATTTAAGAATGAACGCAGAGATGATGAGAAGTTTCCTCACTACAAAGGCTCACTCAATGTAGAGGGTGTAGATTTTTGGATTAGCGCATGGTTAAAAGAAAGCAAAGATGGGGCTAAGTTCATGTCCTTGTCTATAAAAGCTAAAGACCAAAAAGAAGCTAAGTCGCCTACAAAGCGTTCTCCAAAAGATTTTGATGAAGACGCACCTTTTTGATTACGATGGGAAAGTTGTGCAAAGAGTCTTTCGGCTTGCAGACGAGCAATGAGTACCATCACCACTATGAGAAATCAGTATGCAACCCATACTGACTTCCGTGATTTCCAAGGTTTGATTCCCGAAAATACGCATTTCTTGCCTAGCAACATAGACATGATTTGCGAGAGAAAGGGACACTTCCTAATCGGAGAATGGAAGAAACCTAACGAGAACATGGCTACTGGTCAGCAATTGCTACTTAAGGCTTTTGCTCAAGTGCCTAAATTTACTGTGTTAGTCATCATTGGTAACACAGACGGAGAAACAGAAGTTGGAGATGTGTTCCAAGTTGCTTTAGGTAAGTGCGTCAAGATAGGTAATGGTCTTCAATTTCTCAAAGACTTCTACGTTCTGTGGTACGAATTTGCAAACGCTACTTAGACGCTACACCCTTTTGTTTCTCAAATGTTCTCATCCCCGCTATACCCAAGATTCCAGACAACATAACCCACAGTTGTTCAGCATCTAGTAGCGGAGGAGGAGACATTTCTGCAGGGACGTAACTCATAGCCTGTAGCCACTTCCATGCCCATCCAAGTATCGGATATAACAGGAACTGATAAGCAAGGGCTGCTGCGCCAATCCACCCCACCGCAGGACGCCACCCAGACACAAACAAGCTAGAACTCTTGGCTTCTTCCTTGTTAACTTGAATTTGCGCTATGTCGATAGCTTGGTCTAGCTTCCTGTTCTCAATCTCCAACTGCATTTTCTCTTTGTCAGTTGTGATTAAGTCCCCTGCTACCTTACCCACAGAGTCAATGATTGAGGAAATATTAAGTAAGTTCATTTCAGTCCTGACAATGTACGATTAACCCAACCTAACAAGAACTTAGACTGCGTTCTGTTCTTATTGCAAATCTCAGCGTATCTGGCAATCTTGGCTAAAGCATAAGACTTACGAAAGTCTCCACCATTCTGATTGTTTAACAACTCAATAGTCTTAGCACCCATACCACCATCAGGAGTGGCATTAACAACGATTTGAGCAATCTTTACAGCCATAGACATACCAGCGTTAACCCCAAAGTTAAAAATGCTACTGGCGACCTCCTGTGAGGCTATCTCGTCCCCTCGCATCTTGTCCCAGAACTCACGCTTGTAGAACTCACGGACTAGTGGTGTAGCACCGCCAAAGTCTTTTCTGTCAATCAATGCCCAACCATCCCATTGAGGATTCTTGTTACGAGCAATACCTGCGTAGGTCATCCCACCAGTATCACCCTCAACATCATGAAGGACATAACCGCCTTCATCCTTCATCATTTGCTCAAAAGCAGGTAAAAAAGTAGCCACGTTACTCCTCCGACATATCAGTTGAAGCCAAGTTAATCCGAGTCTTTAAGGCAGCAATATCCTCTGGCTTTTCCTTAAACCCAATTGCTACATACCCTGCAAACTTACCCATATCTGGGGGGATAGAGCCTCTACACATGAACTTAACACCTTGCTTAACACCCCACTCTCCCACCTTAGATGAGGGGTTGAACTCCTCACACAGAACTTCTCCGTTCAGCATAGCAACCATTGCGCTGTTTCTATCTGCTGATGCGTTAAACAAAGAAGTTACAGTTCCTTCCATTGACTTCTCTCTTGAGCCATCAATGTTAAGAGCCAAGACAGTAGTGCGTGAGTTTGTTGCTAGGTTAGCTTTGTGAACCAATAAAACTACGCCATCTACGTCTTTAAGTAGGCTACGAGCAGGGGTAAGGAGTGCTTCTTGTTTAGCAAGTTGAGGCATCTTGTCCTGAGTCGTAATGGCTTGTAGGATGACCTGCCTAGAATCCCAAGCAAAGTAGCCAGCAAACGCTAGGAACGACAACAGGATAACTGTAAACAGCTTGAAGGGGTTATCTACCCACTCAATCAAACCTATGACTTTACCAAGGGTGCTATCGTCTTTCTTGGTTTCTGGTTTGGAAGGCGCAGTAGGGGCAGCAACAGATACATTGATAGTCTGTTCGGCTTTAGGTTTAGGTGTTCTGCGCTTAACAGGGGCTACCTTTGCAGGGGGTTTTTTTGTAACCATTATGCGTATAAGTCCACTTTGCGGTTGGTAAAAATCTCTAGGTTAAGTTGATTGCGTTCTGCCTTCTTTACATACAACTCAAACTCAAGAGCATCAATTTTGTCATCCATCTTCTTCATCTTTAACGCTTGCTTGTAGTCCTCAGTCATCTTTTCAGCCCTACGCTCAAGCACATCTGTTTTAGTTGGATAGCCCTCTGGTTGCACCATTGGATACCATTTATACAAAGGCGGTATCATGGTGAATAAAAATCCAATAGATGTAATTCAAAGGTACTGCCAACCAAAGTAATATTTCAAGTACATCATTCATTTCTTTTCTCTTATTTCCGCATTGCGGTAGCCTTCAATAATCTTGCTTCTAATTTCAGAGGAGTCTGCTGTACCAGCCCAACTCGCTAAGTTATTCCAAATGCTTGACAAGTCTTGGGTTGAGCAAAACTTTGCATTGTTCGTAAGCCACATTGACATTTGTTGATGCCTCAATGATGGGTCATGCACACGAAAAGCAATATTGTAAAACTCTCGCACACTACATAGGTCTTTAGCCGCAGAGTGAAGTGCAAGAACAAGAACAAGTGCTGCTATCCATCTCACGACAAAGCCCAAACGATGATGTAAAAACACCAGATGACAGTCATACAAAAAAGGACTGCGCTAGTTACAGCAACAGCCCAATCTTTCATTTCATCATCGCAAAGATAATCCCACCCATCCCTGTGAGCATGACCCCACTAGCTGCCATGATGACGTTCTCTAACCTTTTGATTCTGGCGCACAGCATCTCATATCTGAGTGTGCAGACCTGCTCATGGCTGTTTAGCCTAGCTTGAGTCTCATCCATTTTCAGCTTCTTTAGGAACTTGCGCTATTGCTTGTTCTTCTATTTTTTTCCAAAGCACATATGCGTTGGAACTTGTTGGTAATTGACCAAGCACATTCATAATGAATTGCACTTCGTTAACGTCTAACTCTAATTTCATGCTTGACCCCAAGGCAATGCAGTATTTGCAGGGCTAACAGGAGGTGTAATCATTGAGTCAATCTGACCTTGAACACACGCTTGTGCGCTTGCAATAGCAGACTCAGGAATCCAACCAATGACGATTGCTTCTGTTAAGTCAGCATAAGGAGTTATTGCACCCTCTTGGTCAGCAGAATTAAATTGTGTATTGCCACCGATAGAGGCAGTATGTGTGCCGTCTACGCCAGTGACCTGCCATAAACAATTCACAACATAGTCGGGTGATGGTTGCTGGATTGTGTACATCGCTGTAATGCGGGTTGTAAAAGTGGTCATGTTAGTCCTTATGGATGGGTTGATTTGTAAGCGTCAAATTCTGCTTTGAGTTCTTGGATGGCTTTAGTTAAAACAACAGTCATACGTTCATATTGGAAACCATTTACTTCGCCCTGTGCGTTGTAGCTGACTAATTGTTTAATTCCTTCTTGGTCTACTTCATCAGCAATAAAACCAAAATGGTCTTTTGTTTTGTCATCATCTTCACAAAGAGAGTTGTAAATAACAGGTCTAAATTTGTTAATGTCTATTGATGCAATATCTCGAACATTTGTTTTGTATTTAAGGGCAGATGTTGATGTTCTTAATGCACCAGAAGCATCACATTGGACATTTGCCGCATTAGCAGTCGTATTTCCTGTAACACCTTCCATTCGTGTTACGCCAGTTGAATTGATATAAAACCAAGCTGTTCCATCACCATCGCTAAGTACAATGTTGTTACTAGATGTTCTTATGTCTAGAGTGTTTCCTGTGACAGGAAGTGTTTGGTTGCCGTTGAAGTAGCCAAGAATGGAGTTCTTACCGCCACTTGTGATAGCCGAACCGGCATTACGCCCGATAAACGTATTGAATGAGCCAGAAGTCAAACCATTACCAGCACCAAAACCATAAATTGCGTTGTCAGTTCCGCTTGAAGACCCTTCTACAGCCCTACTGCCGACAACAGTATTTTTTACGCCAGTTGCTAAATTACCTGTGGTGTAACCAATGTAAGTGCAATCATCTGCATTACTAGAATAACCCGCTTTATAGCCAATAAAAACACCTTGAGTGCCAGTTGTATTGCTATACCCCGCCT